ACAATTAAAAATAGCTAATCAAAATACTGGTGTAACTCTTGTAAAAAGAGCAGCTAATGATTGGTATGTAATTGGTAACTTAACTGCATAATGGGACATTTATTATCAAGTGCAATTAAAATGCAAGGTGGCGCACCAGCTACTGCTACATTACAATATGAAAGTATTGATATGGTTGGTGGAACGGTATTGGTTAAAAGAAATGGTTCTACTATTGCTACCTTAACAACCGACACAGCATTAACAAATGTTACTTTAGATGCTGGAGACACTATACAAATGACATATAGCAGACCTTTTGGTTTGTTTGCTACATTTATATATTATTTTTTGAATGGAACTTTAACAAATACATATAGTGGAACTACAACAATTACTGGTGCTGTTTTAACTGCATCTGCTGGTAATACATATAAATTCTCATATCAAGGGTCTGCTTAATAAATAAATTATGGAAATTTTAAATACATATACATTTAACGAAAAAACAATAAACGTAGGCGACCAATTTAATGTTGGCGAAGAATATTTATTGTACGTTAATGAAATCTTTGATATTGATGGTTGCGTTTATTTAGCGACAAGCACAAACAAAGATGTAATGACTATTGAGGGTATTTCTATAAATAGAAACATAATTTTGGCTGAATTATTTATAACTAAAAACGAACACTTATTTAATAATTAAATATGGAATATAATTGGATTATAAGCGCTATGGAAGTTAAACTTTCAGAAGGCGAAATGAAAGATGTAGTAACATTAGTACATTGGAGAAGAACTGCAACTGACGGAGAATTTAGTGCAGATACTTATGGGACTTGTTCGGTAGGAAACCCTGCACCGGAAGAATTTGTTAGCTACGAAGATTTAACTAAAGAAGAAGTTGAAAGCTGGTTAGAAGCAAGTTTAGATGTAGCAGAAATTGATGCTAATTTAGATGCTCAAGTTGAATTAAAGAAGAACCCAATAGACGCTACTTTACCACCACCATTTGAGAATTAAGGTACTTGAAACCGAATTAAAAGTCGGAAGTTTAAAACGAACAATATCTTCGGTAAACATTTTACCATTTAGATACATATTGTTTGATAAAGGAATAAATGTAACGTGCCAACTATACGATGAACAAAATTGTATTTGTTTGGAAGAAATTATATTTATAGATAAGAACAAGTTAGATAAGTGGTGCAACGATGATAATTACCTTGTTCAAGAATTGCTAATAAGATTGGGTTTACAAGAATATAGCAACAAAAAACAAGGCAATAAAGACATAAGTAAATGAACGATTTAATAACAATTAACTTTAGCGAATATTCCCAACCTAAATTTGTTGAGAAAAAGAACCAAGAGTGGGTTTCGTATGGTGCTGATAATAGATACCCTGCGCATTTGCTTTCGCTTTTAAATACTTCTGCAAAGCATAACGCTATTGTAAACGGTAAAGCCAACTTTATAGCTGGAAAAGGTATTGTATTTGAAGACGATACTAAACAATATTTAGTAGACGAAAGCATTAACCGTAATGGCGAAACCATTAACGATATTTTAGACAAGGTTGCTCTTGATATTGAAACTTTTGGTGGTTGTTATTTAGAAGTTATTTACAATCCTTTCGGAAGTGCTACTTCGCTTTATCATATTGATTACAACAAAGTACGTTCAAACGTTGATAATACCTATTTTTACATATCTGACCAATGGGATAGCAAACAAAAACCCGATGATATTGAAGGCATTGCAGCATTTGACGAGAATAACAAGAGTGGAAAGCAAATAATCTATATAAAAGAATATAGACCCGGTGTAGATACTTACACATTGCCTACCTATCAAGGTGCGATGAACTACATTGAACTTGATGTTGCAGTTAGTGAGTTCCATTTAAACGCTATTCACAATGGCATGATGCCATCTAAATTGATTTCATTCAATAATGGTACACCAAGTGAAGAAGAACAACGTACTATTGAACGCAGAATGCGAGATAAGTTCGCAGGAGAAGCGAATGCTGGTAAGTTTATTATCAACTTCAATAACGACCCTGCAAAAGCACCAACGGTTTTAGACCTTTCTGCATCTGATTTAGACAAGCAATTTGATTTGCTAAATAAGACCATACAACAAGAGATATTTTCGGGGCATCGTATTACATCGGCTTCACTATTTGGCATCGCCACAGAAGGTGCTTTGGGTGCGAGAAACGAAATGCGTACTGCTTATGAGATATTCCAAAATACTTATGTAAATGGTAAGCAACAATTCATCGAAAGATGGTTTGGTTATATCTTACCTTTATTTGGTATTAACGATGAGTTCCATATTCAACCAACTGAACCTTTAGGATTTGAATTTAGCGAAGCAATCATTGCAAGTAATATGACCCAAGACGAAATTCGTGAGAAACTTGGTTTACCAATGATTGTTCAAAAACTTGAAACATCACAACAAGATGTTATCAATGGTATTAATTCACTTTCTCCATTGGTTGCAAACAAGGTTCTTGAGAGTATGACTGCAAATGAAATTCGTGCTTTGATTGGATTAACTCCAAAAGCAGAAGGAGAAGATATTGGAACTCCAAGTACTTCAACTCAAGGTTTCAATTCTCAAGAAGACGATTTTGCTATCGAAGTATTTAATGAATTTGGAACACCTAAAAGCGAATACCAAGTTTTAAAATCACGCAGAGTTCAGTTTGATGACAATTTCGAACCGATGCAACATCAAGATTTTGCCGATGTAGATATTTTAATTACTGAAGTGCAAAGTGGTATTTTAGATTTGATTGAAAAGAATGCTTTAGTAAGTGCAAACGAAATAGCAAATGCTTTAAAGGTAGATGCCCAAATGGTTTCGGGTGCGATTGCAAATTTAGAAAGCAATGGCTTATTGGTATCTTCAGAAATTAACAAGAACGGTGCAACGATTATTTCAAGAGAATTAACCGAAGCTGGTAAAGTTCAAAAAAAAGCAAGAAAGCCATTAGCCGAAATTAGCATTCGTTATTCATACGAAGTTAGTCCCGGTTTAGGCGAAGCGATTATTGATACAACAAGAGATTTTTGCAGACGATTAATTCAATTAGATAAGATTTATTCTCGTAGAGAAATAGAACAAATTAGCCAAAGATTAGGATATTCAGTTTGGCAACGTAGAGGTGGGTTTTATCATAACCCAAGAACAGGTGTAACGACACCATATTGCAGACATCGTTGGGTTGAACAAGTAGTAATTAAATAAAATGAGTGCAAATATATTATTCATTTCAGAGCAGACGCTAAAGGATAGAAGCCTTTTGCAAGATAACGTAGACCCAAAGTTAATTAAGCCTACGATTAAACAAGCGCAAGATATGTTCATTGAACCAATCTTGGGAACAGGCTTGTATTTAGAACTGCAAAGTCAAGTTGCCAATGATGATGTTAGCGAATTAAACGCAGCACTTTTAGACAATTACATTACCGATTGCTTATGCTGGTATGTAGCTTCTGAAATGGTTATGTCTTTAGGTTTTAAATTAACCAATAAGAACGTATTAAAAAAGACAAGCGAGAATAGTGATGTTCCAAGTGTTTCGGAATTATTTGATGTCTTGGAATATTACAAAAATAAAGGCGAGTGGTATGCGCAACGCATTACAAACTATCTAATTGAAAATGATGTTGATTACCCATTGTATGATAATCCGGGTAATGGCGCAGATGTAATACATCCAAATGCAACAAGCTATTCAAATGGTTTTTATTTAGGTGGTACTGCAAGAGGTTGTGGAAGTTTTGAAGATAGGTATCAAAGTGAAGGTGGTGCTTGTGGCATAGATTTCAGATTTTAATGGCTAAAAATTATTCAGTAAGAAACGTGAGTAAGCTAAAAGTTTACTTGCAACAAGTGAAGACAAATGACAATAACGCAGGTAAGAACAATACTAAATGATTTAGCCGATGCGCACTACCAAATAAATGATTTTGGTTGGGGCGATGTTTGGGAAATAGGCGAAAGTGAAAGCATCACTTATCCATTGATGTATTGCACCATGCAAAATTCAAACATTAGTGGTAAAGTATTTAATTTTAATATATCAATCATATTTGCCGATTTAGTTTATGGCGATGGCGCAAATACCGATGAAGTTATTACCGACCAAATGTTAATTTGTCAAGATATTATTGCACAACTACGAAGCGATAAATGGGATTTTGTATTAAGTGATAATGTTTCAATCACTTTCTTTACCGAAAGATTATCTGATTTAGTTGCAGGAGTACAAGCACAAATTACTTTAGCTTTACCATACGTTGCTGATAGATGCGCAGTACCAAGTAGTTTCCCTTTACCCGACGGAATTGAGTAATGACACAGAAGGAGATGCAAACATTAGACAAATTATTTGCCGAAGTGCGTGAATTATCGCATAAGGTACAAAATATAGAAGATGCCATTTTAGGAAGCGATTATATTGGCGAGGGCATCAAAGAAAAGACCGATAAGAATACAAAAGATATTGAAAGTATTAACCAAAAGTTTAAGCATTTTTACTTCTTTTTAGTTGGTGCTGGAATTGCAGGTGGATATACTATCGTTGATTTGGTTAAAAAGGTTTTCTTGTAAACTTTCAACATTCAAACAAAGCATTTCTTTTTTAATATACTTTTGTTTAAATAATTAAACAAAAATGGCTATACAAGCAAAGGGTAGATTGTTTTTTGATATAGAAACAAGTCCCAACATTGGTTTCTTTTGGCAGTCGGGTTACAAACTGCAAGTTCCATATACAAACATTATTAAAGAACGTGCTATCATTTGCATCTGCTACAAGTGGGAAAATGATAAAAAGGTTTATTCGTTAAATTGGGATAAAGACCAATGCGATAAACAAATGCTAATTGATTTTATTAAGATAGCAAACGAAGCAGATGAACTCGTTGGGCATAATGGCGATAAGTTTGACTTAACGTGGATACGCACAAGAGCATTATTTCATCGCTTACCTATGTTTCCCCAATACACTACGATTGATACGCTTAAACAGGCTCGTAGCACGTTTAGATTTAATTCTAATAAGTTAGATTACATTGCAAATTTCTTGGGAATAGGTAGTAAGCTGGAAACCGGGTTTGGTTTATGGCGTGATATTGTTTTGCATAACGATAAAAAGGCATTGGCATCAATGATTAAGTATTGCAAGAATGATGTTGTGATACTTGAAAAAGTATTTAATCATTTATCAAGTTACGTTCCACACAAAACACATCGTGGAGTTGCATTGTATGACGATAGAAATTCTTGCCCACATTGTGGTAGTAAGCATATCAATATGAATAAGCATCGCACAACTGCAAGTGGAATTGGTAAAGTGCAATATGTTTGCGTTCCTTGTGGTAAGTATCATACAGTTTCTAAACAACAATCTAATAGAATTTTAATTGAACGATATAAAGATGAGAATATTGGAAGCATTAGCTAATGAGATTTCAAGGCAAAAAAAGATTGATGCCTTAATGAATATGAAACGACAAAAGGAATACGAGTTAAAAGAAATTAGAAAGGCTTTAAGATTAGTAATTCAAAAACGATGAGCATAGAAGATAGCTTTAAGTATTTTTACAATTATATACAAGACGAGGCTTATCAAAAGCATTTAGAAGAAAAATATCCTAAAATGACAATAACACACGATACAATGGAGTGGTGGCAAAAGGCATCTGCATCAAATACGTTAGAAGATAATTCATTTAAGAAAAACGTGATAGATAGCAAACGCATTTTTGAAAGTGGTAGCCAACGTGATGACGATACCGATAAACCATTGGTAAATCATTTGTCGGCTTATTTGCGTTTACGATTTGGTTATTTACTTCGTATGGGTGCTAATAAGTATGGTAAGAACAACTGGCAAAAAGGTCAGCCAACGGAAGCAGCACTTGAAAGTATGCACAGGCATCTTGCTAAATACGAATTAGGAGATAGAAGTGAAGACCATTTGTCTGCAATTATATTTAACGTGCAGTTGATTATGAAGAACGAAGAACAAGGTGGAATTAAAATAGATGAATATTATAAATAAAAGAAAATGATTTATTCAAGAGATGCTTTAAAAAAGTATGGGCAACCATCAGAAAAAAATAACTATATGACATTGTGGGATGTTCCAACACATTTAGAGATTGGTGTGATACCTAAAAGAATATATTGCAACAAAGATATGGTCAAACCTTTAGAACAAGCGTTTACCAATTTAATAAAAACCGGGTACGTTAAAGAATTAAAAACTTGGGATGGTTGCTTTAACATTCGCAAGATGCGTGGCTTAACAAGTATGAGTTTGCATTCGTGGGGCATTGCAGTTGATTTAAACGCATTTAGCAATGGACTTGGTAAAGAGCCAACATTAT